TGCAAATTTTTTCAAAGTTGAAAATAACGCGATCGTTCGATCATTTGAATCAACAAAGGGCAAGGGCATGGCAGGTGTCATAACTTCTCTTGCTTTTGACTATGGCGACTACCCATATGAGATAACCCCGGGAAGTCGTGCTCCAAAGATGATTGATGTGTCGCTAGGCTTTTCTCCCATGCATGATTTGCCACTTGGTTTGGATTACGATGGGAACATGCGGGCGCCTTCACATCCTGTTGGCAATGCCCTCAAGGGGTTCGGCAGCGTCTATGAAGAGGTTAAGAAGAAATAATGGCCACAATTGACCGATATGAAAATGACGTAACAGTCCGCGACGGAAAGATTCTGGGCACCAACGATGCTATTGTACGTCTGCGAGCTGGAATTGCATCCGGTGAAGTAAGAACAACCACTACAATCCTGCAAGGATTCCAGCGTCTCGATATCTTGGCACACCAACAATACGGCGATGGCCGACTCTGGTGGGTTATTGCAGCGGCATCTGGAATCGGTTGGTGGCTCCAAGCGCCGCCTGGCACAAGGATCACGATTCCAATTGACATCAATGAAGTGCAGGCGGTACTCTAATGGCAACCCGTGATGCCAGACAAATCTACGCAGATCTGGCAAGGTATTTCGGCCTCCGAGAAAGAGATGCATTCCATTCTGCAATTAGTGCAACTCCTGCAAGTGGAAAAGTTCCACCACGGAGCAACAAGGAGCAGTTCTTTGGTGAAATCTTTGGAGACGGTGTCTTGTTCAAGTCTGATGCTGATATTTTCAAGCTGCTTAAAGACAGCAAGATGACAAAAGATGTCTGTGTCACTTCAACTAGAGACGATGTTCCAAGAGATGTGAAAAATCTTGCATCTGCTAAAGATCAAGGTTGGGGAAAACCAGCGGACGGAGAGGAATACGACATCAATGACACAGGAACAGGACAACTGCCCGGCGACGTGTCTGTGTACCAAGTTTTCCCAGCAGCAAGAGGGGTCGATATATCTGACACTGAGATTATCACCCTGTTTCTTAGCAATCTGTCATCGATAGAAATGACGCGTGCTGTACCGTACATTGACATTGTCATTTCAACTGCCAGCTCGACAGATACGTCAGGAAACTTCACCAAAGATGCTCATTTTTCTTTAGGGCGCTTTTTGGGTGCAGGCGACAATGAGATCGCGCTTCGTGGAAAATTCACGGGAGACATTGGAAAATCAGCTGCACAAACGTCAGATACGGAAGCCAATCTCCAGCCGGTTGCCTCCATGGAGGTCTTTACAACCCCTCAAACTTTGATAGATGCGACCAACGGCGTAAGCTATGATGAAAACAAGGGCGGCAGAATTGATGCCTTTCGACCTTTCCTCGAGTTGGGAAACCTTGAGATAACGGTGGCACCTTCTTCGTTCGGAACAATTGCGAATAAATCAGCCAAGCTAAATCTCAAGCTGTATGATCGTGGTCGACTAGGTGACATTGCACCTTTGGTCTCACCGCAGCGAAAAGGAAATGTGCAGTTTTTCATCACGTATGGATGGCATCACCCTGATGGCACAACAGTTCAAAGACGATCGTCAGCAGCCGGCACATCACTTATGGGTGATCTGATCAATGCAATGAAGCTATCGGAGGCATTCATTGTCACCAACAGCAGCTTCAGTTTTGGCGCAGATGGTGTGGTTTCGATCGACGTTGATCTGGCAATGATTGGAACAGATGATGCGTCAAATACCAACATTCTGGACGTTACTGCAGGAAAGGACGGAAACATCTCGTCTGTGATAAACCTCATGAACGGAATCCAGAAGAAGATAGTCAACTTGCAAAAGGTGTTACCAAGTGGAGACATTCCACAGGTGATTCTGGGCACCGGTCCGTCAAACATTCTAGACTTGTCGACGAAAAATCGAACTAAGCTACGCAAGGCTGCAGCCAACTTGAAGAAGAGGGGTGGAAATCTAGCAGAGATCAGCAAAGATCTATATGCAGTTATTGGCAAGACTGGAAATAGAAACACAAAACTTGGTAGGGCAAAGGCTTCTGTGAATGCTGAAATTCAAAAGCTAATTGATGGTATCAAACAGACACCTGACCCTTTCTTAAGCCCTTCAAAGGCAGGCATCAAGGACACAGACTTGCAAAAACATGTCAGAAAAGCCCAGCTAAGCAAAAGATCGAGAGCAAAGCAAAAATATGTGTCATTTGGCAAGTTGATGACGTTCTTTCTGACAAAGCTATCTACGGCAGACACAGATCTCCAGATTGTTTTCACGCCATTCAACTATTCCGCCGGCGCAATGTATGATCACAACATTTCACAGTTTCCAATTGAACTGGAAGATCTCAAGAAGTTCTTGCAATCAGAGGCAAAGAAGCGACAGAAGATTTCAATTATGGGGTTGCTTGGATTTGTTGAAAAATACTTCCTGTCATCGCAAGGATATGATGCGTACGGGCTAGGAAAGGTGTACACTCGTGACAAGAAAACGGGAAAGTCGAAAATCAGCGAGAAGCTAAGAAAGAAAATCAAATCAGAGGGTAGCAGAATCTCATACAACAATCAGATGCATGCTGCCCTGGACATCGCTTATGGTAGCAAAAGAATTCGGCCGACATTCAGACAACCAAATGTCACTATGAGCATCGTAACTAAAAAAGGAACCTCCGGCAAGAACATCACTCGCATCACATTCAATGACGCTGTCCAAGGTCAGGTCATGCCCATCATCGACGCTTTCAATTCTGCTGCTCAATCTGGGCACTTTGTCATTGAAGAGCTCAATGGCGACGATACACGTCGTGGGGCACAACATAGTGAAACTGCGGCTGAAACGTACAAAGAGCTTCGCTCTGAAGGTTTGCTGTCGAAGCTGGATCAAGAAACGATAGACGAGATGGTTACTAGTTTCGAGGAAGGGGCAAATCAGGCAGCTGCCGCGAAATTTAGAAGGCGCTTAGATCACACTATGCAGTTCAATTTCACAGCAGCACAGTCAGGCAAAAATCGGCTCAAAAACCTGTTCTTCAAGTTTGCACCCAGCTTGATTTACGGTACAGCCAACTCAGGAATTATGACTGCTGATCTGTCATCACAACAAAATGATGCACTGCTTGCAATCGCCTTGACTAATGCACTGACAGGAAAGGGCGGAGAGCCCACAAAAGAAAACGTGTCATTGCCGCTGATGGTGCACCCGACAACACTCAGGCTGACAACATTTGGCTGTCCGTTTTTCCGTTACTCTCAGAAGTTTTTTGTCGATCTGGGGACAAACACGTCTGCTGATAACTTCTATGCAGTGATCGGTGTGGGTCACTCTATCAGCAAGGGCGACTTCAAAACTAGCATCGATCTAATTCAGACAGATGCATATGGGTCGTTTATCAATGTTGACGATAAGATGACAGAGACACTGGTGTCAGTTGAGTTAGCACGATTGAATCCCCGGGCATAAGAAATGAAAAATCGATCTAGATTTGTTATGTTATGCTCATGGATCTTTGTCTGCGTGTCAAATCTGACTTCCTCCGAATTGCTCACCTCATCGATGAAATCGACGGCGTCATCACACTAGAAGAGCTCGAAGAGCTGCTGACAATTCTTGACAATGAGAAGCCCGAATTCGTGTCACCAGAAATCAGGAAGATGGCAGAGACAGTCAGTGATGATTCATCGCTTTGGCCGTTGCTTGTAACACAATCACATCGTCAAGTTATAACGGACATTGCTATTCGTGCTGTAAAGATGAGCTTATCCAATCATGACAGCATGAAGTACATGTCAACATGGCTGCGAATTCGGAAGTTCCTTGATAACCTGGGACGTGCCCACATTATCCCAAAGCCCTGGAGTCTGTTTCGTCAGAAGCATGTGTCAATGTCGGGCAACTCATTCGACGCTGCAATCATGAGTGGGAAGTTGGCGAGGTCGATTTACTCCACAGCCGGTTCTTCAACTGGTCGTCTGACAGTCACAGCTGGTCCCAACTTCCTGATCGCACCTGCAGAAGTAAGATCTGCTTTGTGTGAATCTAACGAGTCATCATCTGTTGTCATTATCGACTTCTCATCAATGGAGCCGAGGGCAATTTTGGCGATGCAAGGGATAAAGACGACATCAGATGACATCTACCAAGATCTGATGGACATGTGTAATATTGACTCCCGTGCCACTGCAAAGCTGGCAACGATCTCCGCCCTGTATGGTGCATCTGAAATGAGGCTAACAGAGACGGTTGGGTCGAAACAGAAAGCTAAGTCATTGATCGAGAGTGTCCGCGGATTCTTCAATATGACAGAGCTAGAACAACAACTTGAGACACAAGCCGCGGCGGGAATTGTTCGCAACTTCTTTGGTCGTCCGCTGCATGATGCCACACGCACGCCCAGACTCAGGGTTAATCATTTTGCGCAATCAACTGCGGCCGAACTATCAGTGCTCCTGTTTGCAGATTTGTGTGATGCTGTTCCATCTGCAACGCCCTTGTTTGTCATTCACGACGCACTGATTGTTGAGATTCCAAACTGCGACATGGAGGCATTGACAGATGCAAGTCAAAATCTGACATTTCAAGGTGCCAAGTTTCCAACAACACTGGGAACTGTCTGATATTTAGCAACAAGGTGACGAAATGAACATAGCAAACATGGTGAACATAGACAAGATGATTCTGGAGGCAGCAATTTCCTTACTTCAGGAGGAGACCCCGCCAGAGTCTGATCCGAAAGCAGAACCTGCTGGGTACCCAGGTAGCAAAATTAGAATCAAAGGTTCTTTAGGCCGCGGCACGTGGAAAAAAGAAGTGAAGATTGCAGAGAGCCGGGCAAAGAGTGAACCGAAGTTATTGTGTGCAGAACTAGGTATATCTCGAGCAACAGGAAGCAATGATCTTGCGAAGGCAGCATCCATCATAACGCAAGCCATCAATGGAAATGAAATTATGTCAGAGGCTTTCACAGGAATCTCATCAACTGGAAGCGCATTCAACAAGGAGGAGCAACAGGTTTCCGGAATTGAAGTCAATCATTCTCTGCCAACCCGGCGTGATGCAGTCAAGTATCTCTATATCACTCTACTGGCAGCAGAAAGAGCCCGCCTTCTTGATCTAGACAAAGGTGTTGGCTTTTCACATTATGAGCTAGTAACTCTTCCAACTATTTACGCTATTGATTGAACACTTGATCGTGGCGTCATACAGTAACTATATGGAAAACTTCGACGAACTACAGAACACATACAACAAATACCTTGCCCTCCTTCGGAAATTCTTTCCGGACAACCACGAAGCTGTCGACAAGCTAGAAAGTGAGATTGGTGATCGGCTATTCTTGGCTCCCCAGGCCCTTGATCGCAATCTAGGTGGTGTACCTGGTGGCCTGGTTTCATTCACTTGCAATGTGGCCAAGTTTGCCAAGACTTTCAAGGATGTCGTCGATCAGCGAAAATTGGTCCGGGTTTCACTGATTCATGAGTTGGGTCGACTAGGTGGGCCAGATGAGCATAGCAACTTGTTTGTGACAGAAGATTCCGACTGGCATCGTGAGAAGTTGGGCCGTGACTATAAGTACAATGAGTTTTGCACAAAGATGTCATCAGCACACAGAACTCTTTTCTATGTCGCAAGGTACGGATTCCAGGTTGACGAAGAAGAGTGGATTGCTTTGACGACATCAGCTGGATTCCAGTACGATGAGAATCGATTCTACGCAAATGAGGTCCTGCCGCTAGCCACTGCGCTCCAGGCATGCCGGACATTTGCCCTAAAAGAAATGATGTAATAGCTGGTCAAATTTCGTTGAACTAGATATTTAGATACATGAAGAAGAAACTTTGGGAACACATCAAGTGGATGCTAGAAATTGCAGACGAGGACAGCGAAGAGAAGGATCTCCTGCTCGAGCCAGATGCGTCAACCGACGAAGGTTGTGACAAAAAAGAGCAGTCTGTGTGTGCTAATGTTGCAGGAGCCACAACTCCCTTGGGCACCGATGCGACCTACCCAAATTCATCAGTAAAGAAAGAACAGTAAACATTGAACATTGATTAGAAGTGAAATATAGTATTCGTATTAGAGGTTAGAGATTAGAGGTTAGATACTTGCAGAGTTGCAAACTGTCTAACACATTAGTGCCGATTTATACTTTGGAGGTTAAAAATGGCAGTTGATTTGGATGCATTGCGTAAAAAACTCGCTCAACTGAGCGGACAGAATTCCCGGAAAAATTTGATGTGGAAGCCGTCGACTGACGCAGAGTCAGTTGTTCGGATCATTTCATTTCCCGATAACGATGGCCAGCCCTTTAAAGAGCTCTGGTTCTACTACAACATTGATAACAACCCTGGGCTCTTGTCTCCCAACCAGTTTGGAAAGCCTGACCCGATTCAGGAGTTGATCAATAAGCTTCGTTCTGACGACACCAAGGAGTCGTATGAGCTTTGCAAGAAGCTCTATCCCAAGATGCGCAGCTACGCCCCTGTCATCGTCCGCGGTGAAGAGGACCGAGGTGTGCGACTTTGGGCCTTCGGCAAGACAGTGTACCAAGAGTTGCTCAAGGTGATGCTTGATGCGGACTATGGCGACATCACTGATCCCAAGTCGGGCTTTGACATCAAGGTCAATGTGTCGCAGCCCCCAGGCAAGATCTATGCCGAGACGTCAGTTCGTCCCCGTCCGAAGTCGACGCCGCTGTCTGATGACAAGGCGAAGATCCAGGAGTGGACCACCAACATTCCCAACTTGGACGATCTGTATTCGCTGAAGAGCTACGAAGAGCTCGAGCGAATCATCAACACGTGGCTGTCTGATCCCAGTGACGGGGATGACAAGCCCCGCGGTGGTGCTCGTCCTGCTGCTGCTGCTGAAAAGAAGCCCACAACTGGAAGCACGCTCAAGGATTTGGATGATGCCTTTGCGGATCTCGAAGACATCTAAGCTACTTGAGTAGCTAGCAAACGGGGCGCTCTTCGGGGCGCCCCGTTTTGTTCAAGGGTCTGAAAATTGCTACAATGAGAAAAGGAGAAAACCATGGCAAAAAGAAAAAAGAAGAAAGAAGAAGTGAATCCGATGGAGGACTTCACAGCTGATCTGATCAAGTCGATCAACAAGGATCACGGATCGAAAATTGCGTACAATCTGTGTCATGACACATCACCCACCCATGTGAAGCGTTGGGTCGGAACCGGCTCGATAATGCTGGACTACATTTGCTCAAACAGGAGAGATGGTGGGCTTCCCGAGGGACGGATTATTGAGATTTTTGGTCCACCCTCAATTGGCAAGTCACATATTGCAATCCAGATCGCCAGGGCAACCCAAAAGATGGACGGCATCGTGGTCTATATCGACACTGAGAACGCAACATCTGTGGAGAACCTTTCACTTTTGGGAGTTGATATTTCCAAGAGATTCGTCTATGTGGACACCCATTGCACTGAGGAGGTTCTGAAGATTGCTGAGTCGACCATCCTGAAAGCCAAGGCTATGAACAAGGATGTCCCGGTCACCATCATTTGGGATTCGGTTGCGGCATCATCTCCAAAAGCTGAGCTCTTGGGTGATTATGATAAGGAGTCGATTGGTCTCCAGGCCAGAGCAATTTCGAAGGGCATGAGAAAAATCACCGGTGTAATTGGTGAGCAGAACGTGTTACTGATCTGTCTAAATCAGATTCGAACGAAGATCGGCGTAATGTATGGTGACCCTGATACAACGCCTGGCGGAAAGGCAATTCCATTTCATGCCTCAATTCGAATCAAATTGGGTGCTGGTCAGCAGATCAAGGACAAGAATGACGATGTGATCGGAATTCACGTCTGGGCCAAGACAATCAAGAACAAGGTTGCAGCACCATTCCGAAAGGTTCACTTCGAGATTCATTTTGGCAAGGGTATCCGAGAACACATCCAGCTCTTCGACCTGCTCAAAAAGCACGGCCCAGCAGATGTTGGAGATAGCATTGTGTCAGTTGGGGGCGGAGGTTCGTGGAAGGTGTTGACTATTGCTGATCGTGAGACGGGCAAAGTCAGGCACGAAAAGAAGTTTTACAAGGCAGATTTTGACAAGATTCTGACTGACCCACAATACAAGGGATGGTTGGATGACCTGATCGAAGTTGCAATGGTCAAGAAATTGACCACAAATGAGGGCATGGAGATTGATGTTGATTCCTATGAGGAGGTCCGGGCTGTTGCGGCAGATCTGGATGATGTGATAGAGGAGCTGTAATCATGACAATCGGTGGTCCCGTCTTGCTGGTCGACGGTCTCAATGTCTTCATGCGTCATTTTTGTGCGAACCCTTCAATGGCCGAGACAGGGCAGCATGTTGGTGGCTTCCTCGGTTTTTTGGGCGGACTTGGAAATTTGTGCGAAAAGTTTAATCCCAGTAGAGTGATTGTGGTATGGGAATCTGGTGGAAGTCTTCGAAAAAGATCGGTTGATTCTACTTACAAGGGCGGTCGTAGACCGCCGTCATTGAATAGGTATTATGAGGACGACATTCCTCCGACGGCTGAAAATCACACAATGCAAGTATCTCTCCTTGTTAAAGCACTGAACCATCTGCCTGTGACGCAGATTTATGTCAGAGACTGCGAAGCTGATGACGTCATAGGTTACCTAGGGCGCTATACTTTCGGAAGCACACGTATAATCCTGGTGTCTTCTGATAGGGATTTGTATCAACTGATTAGTGATCATGTCCATCAGTGGTCTCCTGGACAGAAAAAATTGATCACTCGGGCTGATATTGTGGACAAGTTTGGAATTTCGCCTGAAAACTTCATTTCTGCAAGAGTTTTCATCGGGGACTCGAGTGACAACATTGAGGGTGTCAAAGGCACAGGATTCAAGACCATGTCGAAATGGTTTCCAGAGATTAGAGACGACAAGTTCGTTAGCCACAGCGAGATCATCGCGAGGGCAAAAACTCTGATAGAGGATGGGAACACGGGCAAGACAATTGCAAGGATCTCAGAATCTCAGTTGTTGACGGACAAAAACTGGAAATTGATGTATCTCAGCACATCCAGGCTGGCTGGTGTGCAGATCAAGAAAGTTAACGACCAACTTGAAAAACGGGGGAAAAGTGATAAGATGGCTTTAATGCGATTGCTCTTGCAATCCGGTATGCAAAAATTTGACATCAATCGCCATTTTCGGGCGATTAACTCGACAAGGAATAGCTAAGTGAGTAGTAGCAATCTAAACAGTTTCCTACAGGAAATCATCGACAATGCCCATAATGTTCCACACTTTTCCCAACACGGAAAAAACTTCCAAGAGAAAATCTTCCAAGGCTTGATAACTGATACTCAGTGGGCAGCACAAATGGTTGAGGTCATGCGACCCAACTTCTTTGATGTAGAGTATCTGCAGTTTTTGAGTGAAAAATACCTCATGTATCATCAGAAGTACAAGTGCTTCCCAACTCTGGGTCTACTTGTCAACGTCATCAAGGATGAACTGGCAGATGGCGCAGATGATATTCTGAAAAACCAGATTATTGAGTTTCTGCTACGTGTCAAAGCCAATCGGCATCCGGGTGACATTGCTTATGTCAAGGACAAGACGTTGGACTTCTGCAAACGGCAGGCATTCAAGGCAGCATTGGAGAAATCTGTTGATCTGATCCAGGGCGAGAACTTTGAGGAGGTCGTTTCCCTGATGAAGAGTGCTGTTTCCCTGGGCATCCCACACAGCACTGGGCATGATTTCTTCGAGGATCTGGAGTCACGATTCATTCGCATCAATCGAATGGCATGCCCAACAGGATTCAAAAGGTTGGATGCAAAGGACATCTTCTCTGGAGGTCTGGGACGAGGTGAGATTGGTGTAATCACTGCCAATACCGGTGTTGGTAAGAGTCACTGGCTTGTTGCTTTGGGTGCCAATGCAATGCGTGCTGGCAAAAATGTTCTCCATTACACATTCGAGTTGTCCGAGACAGCAGTGGGTATCAGGTATGATAGCAACCTTTGTCACATTGCTTCAAATGATGTCCAGGATCATAAGGATCTCGTCAAGGAAACATACCAGAACAAGGATCTTGGTCGCCTGATCATTAAGGAATATCCTACAGGGAGTGCTACGATTACAATGTTGAGGAATCACATTGAGAAATTGTCACTCAAGGGCTTCAAGCCCGGCCTGATCTTGGTCGATTACGCTGACATCATGCGGTCTTCTCGGGCATACGATAGTCTTCGGCACGAGCTCAAGCTGGTTTACGAAGAACTCAGAAATCTATCTATGGAATTAGAGATTCCGGTCTGGACAGCTTCTCAAGCAAATCGCGATAGTGCGAATTCCGATATCGTGGGTCTTGAGAATATGGCTGAAGCATACGGCAAGGCTATGGTGGCAGATGTAGTGGTCAGCATCTCAAGAAAAGCAGCTGAGAAATCAACAGGTGTTGGTCGACTCTACATCGCAAAAAATCGTGCAGGGCGTGATGGAATTCTCTTCCCAATTTCAATTGATACAGCCACATCAACATTCGAAATACTTGATGAAAATTCACTGACTCTCAATGAAGCAGTTGAGCAAACTGGAAATGAAGCCAAGGCGGCCCTAATGAAGGCATGGAAGGATGTGAAGAACGATGACGGCGACAGCAATGAGGAGACAGAGTAGTGTATACACAGCAAGAGGTTTTAGAGGCATCCCGAGAGTATTTTGATGGTGATGATCTTGCGGCGGATGTCTGCACGAAATACTTGCTAAGAAATTCTAATGATGAATTCTTGGAGAAGACTCCTGATGATATGCACCATAGATTGGCAGGTGAGTTTGCTCGTATTGAGAAGAAGTATCCCAATCCGATGTCAAAGGATGAAATCTATGAGTTGTTCCGGAACTTTAAGGATGTAGTTCCTCAAGGGTCCCCGATGGCAGCAATTGGAAATGATCACCAGCTTCAGAGTCTTTCAAATTGTTTTGTCATCGCATCACCTGCTGATTCATATGGAGGAATTCTCCTGGCAGATCAGGAGCAAGTTCAGATCATGAAGCGTAGGGGTGGTGTGGGATTTGATATCTCTCCCATTCGGCCTCAGGGAACAACCACATCAAATGCCGCCAGAACCACAGACGGCATTGGTGTATTCATGGAACGGTTCAGCAACTCCTGTCGGGAAGTAGCTCAAAAAGGCAGGCGTGGTGCCCTGATGATCACAATCGATTGTCGCCATCCAGAGATCGAGACCTTCATCAACATCAAACGGGACCTTGCTAAGATCACCGGTGCCAATATTTCGATTCGGTTCACTGACGAATTTATGAAAGCTGTTGTCAAAAAAGAGGGATTTACTCTTCGATGGCCTGTTGAGTCTAAGCCGTCAGATGCTAAAATTACTAAGGACGTTTGGGCGAATGAGATTTGGGACAAGTTTATTGAAAGCGCATGGGCTGCGGCAGAGCCAGGTGCTTTGTTTTGGGATACCGTAACAAAGAACACGCCGGCTGACATTTACTCAGACTTTGGGTTCGCTTCAGAGAGCACAAATCCTTGCGGTGAGCTTGTCCTTTGCCCATATGACAGTTGTCGATTAATGGTCATCAACTTGGCCTCATTTGTTAGGCAGCCGTTTTCTGACTGCCCGATATTTGAGTTTGGTCGCCTACATGAAGTAGCTGTTAAAGCACAAAGACTGATGGACGATCTGGTCGATCTTGAGCTGGAAGCAATTGATAAGATACTCAATAAGATCAAAAAAGACAATCAGCCAGACAATGTAAAGCAAGTTGAGTTCGACCTATGGACGAAGATCCGAGTCAAATGTGAGCAGGGACGTCGGACTGGACTGGGTATCACTGCTCTTGGTGATGCGTTGGCTATGATGAACCTAACGTATGGATCAGCCAGGTCAGTCAAGTGGACAGGAAAAATCTACAAGGCTTTGGCAGTTGGTGCTCATACGTCGAGCTGTATCCTTGCAGAAGAAAGAGGCACCTTCCCAATTTTCGATTTTAATCTTGAGAAGGACCACACATATCTTCGAAGGATCATGAAAGCATGTGGGCCGGAAGTGGAAGAGATGTGGAGGTCAACCGGTCGCAGAAACATTGCTCTGACCACAACCGCACCTGTCGGTTCTGGAAGTACAATGACCCAAACAACATCGGGTATTGAATCGTCATTTTTGCTAAAGTACAAGAGACGAAGAAAGTTGGTGCCAGGAGATAATAGGAAACCTGATTTCGTAGATGAAATGGGAGATAAGTGGCAGGAGTACACTGTCTATCATCACAATTTCAAGAAATGGATGGATGTCACCGGTGAAGAAAACGTTGAAGACAGCCCATACTGGAAGGCAACCTCAAATGATGTTGATTGGTTGAGATCTGTTGAAATCCAAGCAGCAGCACAGAAGTGGATTGATCATTCTCTGTCAAAAACTTGCAATCTTCCAAGTGATGCCACCAAGGAGCTCGTTTCTGATGCGTATCTGGCAGCATGGAAATCAGGTTGCAAAGGATTCACAGTTTATCGAGATGGGTGTAGGGCAGGCGTCCTGGTGTCAGCAGAAGAGAAAAAACAGAAAGAAGAAAAGAGTGCAATCAAGAGACCGAAATCGTTGCCCTGCGACATTCGACGACTCAATGTCAAGGGTACTGAGGGACTCACCGAGAGCTGGCTAGTTTTGGTTGGAATGAGGGATGGAAAGCCCTATGAGGTGTTCTGCGGAATGGCCGAACAAATTGAAGTCCCCAAGAAGACGAAGTCGGGAATTCTGATCAAAAACGGAAAGAAGGCCGGTGTGGTAACTTACAACCTCGAGGTTCCGATTGGAGAAGATGATGAAATCATCTTCAGGGACGTTGTTAACCTGTTTGCCAATCCAACTCAGGGAGCCTTCACCCGCACACTATCACTAGCACTTCGCCATGAGATCCCAATTCAGTTCATTGTGGAGCAGATTCAAAAAGAGAAGAGTGATGATATGTTCTCATTCAGCAAGTGCTTGGCACGAGTTTTGAAGACATATATTCCGGACGGAACCAAGACAGCTATCAAGTCTTGCGACCATTGTGGATCAAGTGCGCTAGCTTATCTTGAGGGTTGCGTCACATGCAAAAGTTGCGGAAGTAGTAAATGCTCATGAGCAAGGAGTTGCGCGATGAAAAAGATTCGATTTGAGTGGGTCAATACAGATGATAAGTCCGACGACTTCCTTTCCATTATTTCTGACGAAGCCATGTGTGAGGTGGCCCGACTCAGAAAGAGCCCAAAATCATCTGCAATCTGGGGCGATTATTATCGAAATCAAGATCGGACATGGTGCATTCATCCAACAGGAATGACCGATGTAATATTAGATGAACTCTTTGGCCAAAATTGGTACTATGAAACATACGGCGGTTTCGAAACCGTTGAAAAGTTCAAGGCCTGGGCCAGAGGGAAGAAATGTTTGTAAAGAAGACGATTGATGTATTGCTAAACAAAGAAACAGATCTTTTGAAA